CAATGAAAGGAAAGAATGCATTTACAACAGTGACGTTTGCAGTAGCTCCTGAAGATGCCCCTGTTATTTTGGTGTTAGCATTAGTAGTAACAATAAAGAGGTTAGCATTCAAAGGATTAAAATTAATCTGGGTTGTATTAGCACCCATAATTAAACCACTACCTACTGTAAATGTTGAGTTTGCAGCATTGGTTGTACTACCTTGACGTAGAAATTCTCCTTTTATAAAAGAACCTGAAGGACCTGTAATAGCAAGAGAACATTGATTAAGAACACCCATTCTAATTCTAATAGAAGCTACATTTGCAGTTGAACCACTTTGAGTTATAACACCTTGATTAGCTACAAACAATCCTTGAACATTAGCAAGGGTATATGTATTGCTATTAGTATCAATTGTTGTTACTGTTCCTCTTATACGATTTGTTTGAGGATAAATTTGTGTAGGGACTCCTATCAAAGTATCAGCAGAATTGATAGCACCTATAATATTGTTTAGTGTAAGATCTACGCTAGTTGTATTTGCGACAAATAAACCAACCGAGGTAACATTTGAATATCCATTGGAAAGTGCAAGATTAGCCATAATAGCATTGGCAGTTGTATATACAACATTGTTTAATGATCCGCTTAATTCTATAGCTGTCATAGTACCGGCGGAAGTATTGCTCTGACTTAGGGCAATGATACTTCCTGTTCCCATAACAGATCCATTACCAAAATAAGTTGAAATGCTATTACCTACGCTAAATATTCCATTAGCACTGATATAGTTTAATGAAACCTTTTCTTCAGTAATAAGGTCTTCAAAATCCCAATATGTACGAGAATATACATTTGTCTGAGCAACGTTGGAAATTGTTAGAGAAGCATTTCCTGTATATACCCAAGCATTTGCTGAGAACCCATAACCACCATCTATCAGCGAGAAATCAATAACACCTGATTTTGAACCCAATGCATTAACACGAAGAAGCCCACCAGCACCATAGAGTGAAGTATAAGTAGTAAGATCACCTACCTTATAACCTGATCCAGTACCATCCACAGGAACTTCTATAGAAGACATTGATCCAATCATTGTAGTACATTGCGTAATATCGATAGAGCCATCTACAGGAAGGAGAATTTCACCAGTGACGAAAATTCCTGATATAGCTGAAATGTATGCAACATCAGTTAAAGAACCTAAGATGTTTTTCCTAATAACATCATCCACAAATGCAATAGCACCTGATGTAGCCCCAATGATTTCTTTATGATAATATTTAATGTTATTAGTAGAAGGTCTCATCTCAATATATTTTGGTTTATGCCAATCACCATCAGAAAGTTTAAATAAATCAGTACTTGGGTAGTAAAGATCTACGTCTTTACCGTATACAAGGCCAAATAAGAGCTTTAATTCTCTTGGTGTACCTTTGGAACGATAGATATCAAGGGCATGTTTGATAATATGACGAATATCTGTAGTAGTATCGAAATCAATACCTATAAGGTATTTATTCTTAAAGAATACAATAAATTCATCAAGTGTTTGATCGATATCTTTAATATCATAATAACGTCTAGCTAAATATACAGGTTGATTTACTGTTTCTAACCACTCATAATATGCTTGAACAAACGCAACAAACTGAGGCCCATTTTCCCTAATAAAATTAGGAAATTGGCTTTCTATAAAGTTAGAAATAGTAGTTGGGTTAATAGTCTGTTCAATCATTGATTAACTGCATTGATTGTAAGATTGATACCTGCTGGCTCAATCGTTAAGATACTTTGTTGGGTTACATTAATGTCATTATCAAGAGGTCTTACAATTATTTTCAAAGAATCTCCTTCATAAGAATCAATCTTAAATTGTTGAAGTGTAACTAGACCATTATCATAATTTATAGTACCAATAATTGTTACAGTAGTAAAATTACTACCAGATGGTTGAACAATGCGAACTGCTCCATTTCCATCATCTTCTAAGGTTGATAATTGACCATTATATGTAAAGTTAGAAGATGAGAGAACCTTTTCATTTGTAATTGCATGAGTGAAGGGTAACGCTGGTAAAGTATTTTCAAGTGGTAATGAAAAATTAATAAGAAGATTTTGATTTGTGTTTACCAAAGGTATTAGTTTTTTATATGCAAAAACTTTTGTATTATTTGAAATAATTGAAGGATCAGCATTATCTATTATATTGATGAATTTTGAATATCTAAATGTTGTATTAAAATTATCCAAAAATGTTTCATTAAAGTTTTCAATAGCACTAGTAACAAGTGTTGAAATTCGTTGCTTAGATTCACTAGTAACATTGATATTATAATTAACCATACTATCTATTAAAATATATGTATGATCGGCAGCAACGAAAATAGGTGTTATAGTTAAGGGACAACGATCTTTAATAAAAACAAAATAATCAAATAACTTAGATGTTGGAATACCATCGATTCCAGTCAAATCAACAGCGATAACAACCTTACCAAATTGTGGGGGTGTTTGTTGTTCTCCACCGAAAGCATTAACAGCATTGATCTCTGGAAATTGAGTCTTCAGAGCAATTTTATAATCATTTGAAGTAACGCAACGTTCTTGTGTCTGAAAATAACGAGGAGCATAGAATCTTGTTGTTTCAATGCTTTCAGAAGATGCACCACCAATAGCATTTGTATTTGTAGTTGTGGTAACTACACCTTGCAACTCATTAGCTGAACCTGTAGGATCAAAGTTAATATTGAATATACCAGCACCATTACCTTTTGTGTCACTAGAAATTCTATAATCTAGAACAATGGTCGAACCTTCTTTTGGTTTTCTACCAAGATTGTTGTCTCCAAAAAGTATTTCATAATTTCCTGTTATTGCTGAACATTGAATAAAGAATACTTTAGAATTGAGGTTTATATCAAGAAGTGTAGCCGAAAGCTTGTATGTATCACCTACAACGTTTCCATCTTCAAATACTGTAACAGCGAGCGAACTAGTATCGATATTTGGATTAGTAAGTGCAAATTTTGGTTGTGGATCAGCATCACTACTTACAAATACATAGCTATCTTTTACGTAGATACCTTCAAAAATATCTGCCGTGAAAGAAAATGTTGTGTTGGCTGAGGCCACAGTAATTGTGTCCGCAACAGAGAAGATGACACTGTTGTTTTTGATAATAGACGAAAAAGTAGAACCCTTAGGTATGACATATGGCTGGTTTGTACCAAGTGCTTGGAAGGTGCAAGTGATATTTGCCTTAGCAGATGTGCTAGATCTTGGCGTGTAATTAAGATCTTTAGCGTGTGACCTAACGGTATTAAGCAATTGTGCACTATCAAGAAAACCTTCACTTATAGCCATATTCAAAAAGAATGCTAATTTGTTAGTGTTAAACGAAAGAAGATCCATAAGGACATTCATGTTATCACCAGCAAAATCGTAACCTTTAAAGACTTGCTGGCCACCAAGGAATGCTATTAGGTCTTGCTTATATACATCAAAATCAAGGTTAACGACTGAGGATGAAGAATTTGCGGCCATAAATTACCTTGATCTTTTCACTAGGAAAGTTGTGTTTATTATCTCTGGAATATTTATTAAAGAATATGACACGGAAACATAAATCCCGCCATGAGCTTGATCTATCCTAGTATTAATAGAACGCACTGTTACCCTTTTTTCAAAGTTCTTTATTGTCTGTCCTACTTCCATCTGAATAAAATCTTGTGCTTGTTGATCATCCATTTCGAACAAACCTGCTTGAAGACGAGATCCTATTTCAGGATGATAAAATCTTTCACCTAGATTTGTAAGTAGAAGTGTTTTTAAAGCATTAGATATAGAATCTTCGTTAGTCAATAGCTGTATTTGATCTGTAATAGGATTAAGATCTAAGTTAGTCGTAAAATCTGTATAATATACAGGTGTTTTAGACTTTGCGGTAAATTTGAGAGCTCGGATCATGTATTATTTACCTTACGCTGGAGTGGTGTTTGAAGGAGCATCTGCCATAACGTCATCTTCCTGCTCAGGGAAATGATCTGTAAAATCAGGACTTGGATCACTAGCAGCATTACCAGTACCAATAACTGTTGTTTTCATTTGAGGAGATTCAGCAATATTCTTTGAAAGAAATACATGATCAGAACCTAAGTGAAGTTCACCACCAGCACCAGCATGAAGTTTTCCTCCAGCTTTAATTTCTATATCACCCGAACAATCTACTGAGAACTTATCACATTTGAACCCCACTTTAGGTGCTTCAACCATAAAATCCTGAGTGCTTTTAAAAACTACATGCTTAACTGAAGAACTAATGTAAAGGGTGCCTGTCTTTCCTCCTAGAGAGATTGTTACTTGTCCCTTATTCTGACCTTTACCCTTTGAAGTAAGAACAAGTGCTTGTTCTGAAGCCATAGTGAAAGAACCTGTACTTGAACGAGTATGATTTCCAACTGTATGGTTTGCAGAGGAGCCACCAACATACTGAGTACTATTCC